ATGGACTCAACACAACTCACGGCTCCGACCGGCCTGCCCATCGTGGGCGCACTGACCGAGGATGGCAGCGTTTGCAAGCTCAGCTCCTACAGCCGACAAGGTGCTTATTCAGACTACGTGTATGAGCTGCCCGATTCGCCGATGATCCAGCCCACAATCTTGGTGGACACCGAGGGTAATCAGTGGTCGCTCGACGGCATAGGGCGAATGACGCCGATACAGAAACCGGGCTGCTAAGCCTCGCCCTCCACGTAGGTGAGGGTCGATGCAAGCCCCTCGATCGCGCCGGAGCGGATGAACACGCGCTGCCCCACCGATGCTTCGCCACGGGCCTGAACCAGGCCGCCGCCTGGCAACTGCACGGTGGCCACACCGCCAGCGATGGCGGTTACCTCGCCCACCAGTAGGGGCTGGGCTGGGATCAAGGCCAGAAACTGGCGGTACGGGTTAGTCAGCATGGGTTTCGATCCCGATGATCTGGCGGAGCGACGGCCGGCTCCACTCGATGGAAGTACTCCGCACGATACCCATGCGTGTGCGATCGCCGGTGTGGCGCACGAACTGGCCCGGAAAGATCACGCCGATCTCGGGAAGCACCTGCATGCGCAGCGTGACGTGCTCCTGGCGGCCGGTGTCGGACAGCTCCGCGATGCCGCGGGCGCGATGCACGTCGACGTGCGTGATTAGCGCGTGCGTCACTGCCGACGCCAGAACTGTCCCGGCCGTGCCGGAGCGCTTGAAGGGGCCGAACACTCCGGTGCCCATGCCACTCAGGAACACCCGGTCGTAGTTCGGCTTGTCGACATGCTCGATGCCCACCACCTCCGCTGCGGTGGCCGGGATCTCGAAAGCCGGCGTCACGCTGCCCCAGGCCCAGGGCTCGGACGGATAGCGAGGCAGCACGCGCAGGATGGTGTCAGTGGCGTGCGGCTGAACGTAGCCGCCAGCGGCTGTCGCGATGTCGTTGATCGCGTCGATGTAGACGCCCTGAACCGCCCAGGCACCCGCTGGCACCAGCCAATCGGCGATCTGCCAGTCCAAGCCCCAGCCCATGCTCACGCCGTTGACCGTGAGCACGTCGCCCGCGAGCTGCTGTGCGGTGCGCTCGGCCGTGTTGCTGAACGTCTGGGAGGGGGCATAGGGTGCGCCCAAAATTGATGCCCGCCCCTTGCCTGACACGGCCCACCGCGACTGCGGCAGGAATCGGCGGTCCTGCACGGTGCGCTCGATGCGCAGACGGAAAGGCGTGCCGTTGACCATGGCCACTACCTCGGCAGGGTCGCCGGCAGCATCGCGGCCGAGGTGCACCGCCGCATCGTGGTGCAGCGAAGCCGACCAAGACCAGGTCCATGACTGGTAATCCAGCGACAGGCTGAAGCTGTGCGCGTGCAGCTCGGCGCCGGTGTCCACTCGGTGCAGGCTGATGCTGTTGATCACGATGTAGGTCCTCCTGATCGGAACGACGATGGTTGTGCCCGGCTCCGGCGTGTGGCGATCGCACACGAAGAGCAAGTGCATGGGCAGGCGGCTGCTGTCGGCCGTCTGGTCGAAGACCAGGTGCGCGGGTAGCTCGGGCACGTAGCAGGGGTCTGGCCGAGGCGGCTCGGGCGGTGCTGTGATGCCTGGCGCCGGCTTGCGGGCCTCCTCAAAGCGCACGGCCCAGGGCTGCGAGAGCTGCCGCCCATGGCGGAAGCCAGACCGCACGGATGCAGCAACGTGCTCGGCTTCCTGCAGCCGCTGCACCACGGCCAGGCGCAGGCGCCGTGCCTCCTCGAAGCCCTGCCGCGTGGCCGCGCTGCGCGGCAGGCCCTGCTGGATGACCTGGAGCACGCCCGCGCGCAAGCGGCCTGCATCCTCCAGGCGCTGCAGCACGGGCGAGGAGCCGAGCCGTGCGGCCTGCTGCCATCCTGCGCGGCCCGCGTGGGCTAGGCGCGCGGCCTGCTGCCATTGCACCTGCAGGGCTGCGGCAACGCCCCGCGCGTCCTGCCAGGCCGGCGCAACACCTACGCGCAGTGGGCGACCTTGCTCATAGCGCAGGACCGTGCCCGCATGCATGCGGGAGCCCTGCTGCCAGCCTGTGCAGACAGCGCCGGCCACAGGGCGCTCGACGTTGATGTCATATGGCACGGGCGCATGCCCTCGGATGCCGGTGATCCTGCCCGATGCCGCCGCTCGCACGACGGTCCGCACCGCCACGTAGCCGCGCAGTCCGGTGATCCGGCCTGCGGCACGCAGCTCGACGCCACCGGGCAGAGGGCCGTCGTCGTCACCGAAGACGATTTCGACAGGGCCACCCGGCGGCAGCGGCGCTTGGCCGAAGAGTAGTTCGGTGCTTGCCACACGTGGGCCCTCATGCAAGCGCCGTGGCGCCCAGTTGCACCAGCCCGCCGGCACGCAGCAGCGGAGATGTCTCGCCGGGTGGGGTGTCGCCGCCTTGCAGGCGCCAGCCGCCCGTGTGGTCCATATCGGTGGCATCGGCCCGCGCGAGGACCACGCCGCTCGCAGCGACCCAGTCGCCCCAGCGCGGCAGGCCGGTGTGCATGACCATCGACGCGCCCTCCAGTGGGTGCATCACCATCACCCCGTCCACGACGGACGCGCAAGGCTTGGAGAGCACGATCTCGGCTTGCGGGGTATCCGCATGCACCGAGGCGATCGAGGCCGGCCGCTCGGTGTCGTAGATGCGGATGCGCGCATTGCCCGCCCCCTGGTCGGCCCGCGCGATAGTGGCGAGCAGCTGGGCCAGGGCCAGCTCGGGGCCGATCTCCCAATCCATCATGCTGCGACCTCCGGCACCAGGCGGTTAGCGACTACAGGCCGGAACAACCCTGCGGCGTCCTCGGCCAGGACGACGAACTCCTGCCGGGTGTCGATGCTCTCGAACGCAAACGCGCCCGTCGACGGGTCGCTCCAGGTCTCGCGGGCCACCACTTTGCTGCGCTGGTGCAGCAGCACCACGCGTGCCTTGGTCGGCACGTTGACGGCAGTGCCCTTGGTTTTGGTGGTGCCCCAGATGCGGCCGACGCCACCGAATTCGGCATCGTGCGCGAGATGTGCCCCGCTTGGCGCAGGGGCGCTCAAACCCTGTGCCGCATCGGCAGCCGCGCCGACTGCAACACCGGATACGTGTACCGGCTGCACGCGCTGCGCGCCCGTGGCGGCAAGCTGCAGACCAGCATCGGCATAGAGGTTGTCGATGCGGGCCTGCATCGCCGGCGTCCCGTGCGAGAACGTCCACCGGCCGATCTGCAGCGGGCGCGTTGGAGCGGGCAGCGTGCCTAGACCGCTCCGAGTGGCGACCTGGGCGCCGTCGCGCCAGATTGTCCCGTCCGTGCCTGAGCGGACCATGCGCCAACGCTGAGCGGTGTTGGGCGCGTACTGGACATCCAGGTACTGCTCGTCGGCGTACGTTGTGGCAAAAAAGTAGAAGCGAATCCGGTCGTCCAGAAGACGGATCGAGACGCCGGGCGACGGCCAATTCAGCTGGTCAGCGCTGTAAAAGCCTTGGTGCCAGATCGCGCCCACCGTGGAACCCGTCGGTACGAAGAGATCGAAGCCGATCTCGTAGCTGTTGCCGAGGTCGAGATCCGCGGCGTTGGCGACCTCGATGTAGTCGTTGCCGCCGGCCAGGTCCAGGTAGGGCGTGCCGTCGATTAGCGGTGCCGAGCTGGCGATGCGCGCACCGCCATAGACCGTGACGGCGTGGCCATAGGTGTCCGAGATCGCCGACCCGTTGAAGTCGAGTGCGAGCACGTGCTTGCGAAGGTCATCGACGGAACCGAGTGTGTAGGGGCCTGGGTACAACAACCCGGCGACCTCGCCGAGCACCGACCAAGCGACCCCATCCAGCGATGACTCGACGCGCAACTCGGTCGGGTAGTGCGCGCGGTCTGCTCCGCTGCCGATACCCACGGAGACGATCTCGGTCGGAGCGGGGAACTCCCACACCAAGGCCCAGCCAGGTGCCGCAATCTGCGCGGCGTCCCACGAGACGGCCACGGCCGCAAGGCCGTCCTGCAGCGCGCTCACGCTGCCAGATGCCGGCGCGATGCGGGACGTGAGGGTGGCCGCCCCGTCTGCCCGGCCCGACGCGGTGTAGAGCGCCGTTTCGCTGATCGAGATGCCGCCGAGGCCCCAGGCGCGCAGAGCCACCAGCCGCCAGTATCGCGCCGCTGCCATCAGCGCCCCCAGGGTCCCGTCGTGTCGATGAACACGGTGCCGCTCGATACGCCGCCAGCCGCCGCCGGCCCGGTGCGCACGGCGAGCAACACGCGACCCGCATAGGCGTCCGTGCCGGCGATGATGCTGCCCGTGGCCATCGCATTGCCGACGTCCTGCACCGGGTGCAGCAGGCCTGGCAGCATGCCGCGCATACCGAGGGTGAACAGCTCCAGGCGGCCCGCCATGAGACCGTTGTTGGGGCCGTTGGGGTAGCTTCCCCAGCCATAGCCCGCGGTGCCCGCGTAGACATCGGCCGCCGTGCCGGTGTGGTGCGATCCGATGCGCTGCGCGGCGATCGCCTGACCCACGCCCGTGTGCGCACGCGCCAGGTACGCCCCGCCGCGCGCACTCCGATGGCTGTAGCCGCAGCACCCATCGGGCACGCCCGACGAGGCGGTCTGGTCGGACAGGTTGCCCGTGAGCAGCCAGCCGTAGGGGTCACCGCTCCGAAAGCTGGCGATGTCGCCGGCATAGAGCAGCGTGTAGCTGTCGCCGCCCTGCGGACTCACTGCGAGGAAGAGCCCGCGCTCATCGGCCACTACCAGCCAGGGCCGTGCCGTGCTGTTGGCCGTGCCGCTCTTGGGCCAGTAGGCGCCGCCGCTGGCTTGTGAATCCAGAGGGATCGGGCCGACACCCGAGCTGATGTCGCTCATGGCCTCGTAGCCGCGCACGCGGGCATTGGTGGTGCCCGTGTCGTCGATGCGCAGCACGCACCCGGACGCCTCCACCACCGTGGGGCGCAGCGCGATCACGTTGGCGAGCTGGCCGGCGAACAGCTCCTGCCAGCCCGCCGCCGCGACCTTGTGCGTGATCGTGCCCGAGGCCGCTCCATCGACGGTGCCAGGCGCGGCAAACGTGATCGCAGCCGACGTCGCGGACAGCACACGCTGCTGCCCGTTGAGGCTCGCGGGCGTGGCGCCCGCAATCTGCGCCACGGAGCCGACTCTGTACGGATGGGCGCCCGGGAACGTTGCCGTGGCCACGCCGCCAGCGACGGCGAGCGTGGACACGACGCCAGCGCCGAAGCCATCGACCAGGCAGGCCTTGAGTACGGTGCGCAAGGCACCAGCGGAGCCGGAGAGCACCGGCGCGCCGGGCATGGTGGAGTCGTAGGTGTAGATCATGGTGAGGCTCAGATGACGGGGTTGGTGGGGGCGCGGTCCACGTCGCCGCGGGCCGTGATCTCGAAGGCGTAGTCCGTGCCCACGGCCTCGCTCGGTTGCACGGTGCGGATCGCGGCGAACGGGAAATACACGCCCACGGTCGGGAGAAACAGCACGTTCCCGGCCGCCCAGCCGCTGCCCCAGCCGGCCGCCCGCAGCGTGAAATACGGCGCGCCAGAGACCGGGTTGATCGGCGCGATGTCCGTATTGCGGCTGTACGTGCCCACGTTGCCCACGTGCTCGCCCAAGACCTCGACATCCGTCCCGTTGGACAGCACGCGCAGGGCGAAGCGCTCGGTCAGCGCGCCGGCATTGGTCACGATGGGCGGAAAGGCGCCATCGTTGTAGGTGGCCGGCGCTGGATTGCCGATCGTGGCATCGGCCCAGGTGAAGCCGTCCCAGCTCCCCTGGTCGAACACGGGTAGCGCCCGCGCCCGCAGGTTGCCGGCCATGACGGCGGAGGAAACAATGGCGCCCGCCGGGTAGGCATGGCTCAACTGCTTGGAGAGGTGCAGCGTGCCGTCAATCTGCACGTCGGTGCAGCGCGCCATCTCCTCGATCCGGTGCTTGACCACCACGGGCTGCACCCAGCCGGTGACGTCCGTGACGGCGATGGTGCCGGCATCCAGGTCGGGCGTGTAGCCGCTGCGGATCAGCTTGCCGTCCGCGCCCACCAGGTAGACGCGCGAGAGCCGCTCGCGGCCGCAGTTGATGGTCATGCCAGCGCTGTACGTCGCGGCCGGCACGCGGCCCGTGTGGCCCACCACGACATAGGTGCCCTTGCGGTAGATCGGCACGCGGCCATCGGGTGGCAGTCGCACCGGATCGAGGCCCAGGATGTCGGCGTCGATCGGCAGGTATGAATACGCCACCGAGTTGATCCGCAGCGTGGTCGGGTCCACCGGCCAGGGCCGCCAGATCTTGCCCGGCTCCACCGCGCCGACGTCTGACGCGCTGTACCACCACTCCGCCTTCTGCGCGTCGCTCAAGGTCGCCGGGTCGATGAAGTCCCCGAACTGCAGCTCGCCCACACCACCCTGGAAGTCCATGCGCCCGCGCATGTGCGTCCCCGTGAACGCCCCATCCGTGCCAGCCGTCGCAGTGAGCGCGTTGCCCTGCAGGTCCAGCACCGACAGCACCACACCCCCGGGCCTTAAAGGTGCACTCTGCGTACGAAAAAACACGCTGGCCGTGCACCAAGGTACGCGCCGCGTCCACAGGCTCTGCAGCGTGACCGCAGCAGGCGACGGGCCCACCACATAGTCGGTCATCCGCGCCAGGCCGTTGGCGTAGTCCACCGTGCCCGAGGCGATGCCGGGGGCAACGCTGGTCCGCCCGCGGTACAGGACGCCCTCGAAGTCCTCGTAGCTCTCGCCCATCCACCCAAAGCGCACGCTGCCCGGCACGGCCCGATCCGTTGTGTACGGAAGCAAGTCGATCACGACCTCCGCGCCGGCGAAGGTCTCGGTCGCCGTGGTGGCCGCGAGCGGCGCGACCTTGTAGCGCACGACCACGGTGCCCAGTTGCTGCTCGCCGATCGCCGTGGTGCCGTACTCGCCGCCCTTCGCGGAGCTGCTCATGGACGGCTGCGGTCCGCTCGGGTCGTCGAACGCCTTGGCGTCCTCATGGTCGCTCTTGTAGCTGGTGGTGGACCGGTCCAGCGACACCATCTTTAGGACGATGGTCTTTGTGGGGTAGGACACGGTGCCGAGCCCGCCGACGAAGCCACCCGCACCATCGTCGGTGACGCTGTGCATGGTGAGCACGCGGCGGCTGTCGGTCGCGTCCTGGGCGGTCATGCGCGACCAGGTGCTCGTGGTGTTGTTGGCCGATACACGGTAGATGGGCACCTGCACCACGTCGACCGGGGCCTGCACGTCCGCCACGGGCGGCTGGCTGATGTTTCCGCCGCCGGCACCGGCCTGCTGTGCGTACCGACCGTAGACCACCTGGGCGACATACCCCATCACGCTCCGGGTCTCGCCCACGCTCTTGGCGGCATCGGACGCCGTGAGCGACGTGCCGCTGGTGGTCGACACCTCCTGCGCGGTGATCCATGCCACTTCCACACTGCCCGCGACCGGCTGCTGCGCCAGCACCAAGGTGGCTCGGCCTGCAGCATCGAGCGCAGGCGCAGCGATCACTTCCTCCTGCTGGCCGCCCGCGTCGTAGGTCACCTCGTACTCGCCGCCCGGGTCGATCATCGACCCCGGCCGCATGAAGACGCTGCTGGAGGGGTAGTCGATCTCGCCGACGGCATCACCGATGATCTTGCCGGACCCGTTATCGGTGGCGGTGCGGATCACGCCGCCCGAGGGCCACCGCACGGTCCAGGTGCCGGGCACGGTGCCGCGGCGCGCGAGCTGCCAGGCGACCTCGGGCGGCCGGATCTGCGCGCCCTGGCTCGCGCGGTTGGTGTATGCCACGCGCTCGGCCCATTGGACGATTATGGAGCTGGCGTCGTCGGGCAGCGCCTGCAGGGCCATGTCCATGCTGCCCGTGGTGTAGATCACCCGCCCCGACCCAGCTCCTGTGAGGACTCCATTGCCGTCGTCGGTCAGCGTGTACCAGTTGCCCAGCGCCCGGTAGCTGATCACCACCGTGCCAGGCTCGGGCAACGGCTTGAGCAGCGCAACGTAGGCTGAGCCACGGTTGCTCTGGTTGATGCGGATGCGACGGCTGTGGCCCGCCACGGGCACCTCCACGCGCCTCGGGGCCTCGGCAAGCACCAGCGTGCGCTCCGCAGCCGGGCGCTGATCGAGCGTGCTGGTCTCGGTGCGCGAGTTGGGTACGAGCTGCGTGTAGATGCTCGCGACGCGCAACACGCTGTCGCCCAGCGCCACGGTGCCGACGATGGGCGAGGCACCGTAGTAGGTGGCGGCGTCCGCCACCGTGGTATCGCGGATGACTGTCTTGCCGGTGGCCACCGCGAAGTCGCGGGCGGGCGGCGATCCGGGGAAGGCGTAGCGCAGCGCGTCCTGCAGGTCCACTTTGGTGACCGAGGCCACGAAGTCCACGAAGCTGCCGCCGCTGCCGTACGTGAAGGTCCGCGCCTCGGTCTCGGTGCGCGTCACGCGCACGTACTGGATGCGCTCGCCCGATGTGCCCTGCTGGTACACGAGCACAAGGGTGCGGCCGATGTCCGGCGCCGGGGTGCCCGGGCGGTGCAGGATCTGGATCGACAGCATCCCGGCGACATGGTCCTCCAGCAGCACGCCCGACCAGGTCGTTCCCTGGATCAGGTAGTTGGCGATGGCCGCCGCGATGGCCGTGCGCCGCGCGAACAGGTCGCAACGCGCCAGCGTAATGGACACGTTGGGGTCGTTGGGCAACTCCGACAGGATGAGGTTGCCGTCGAGGTAGGGCTCCACGTTGGCGGTCATGACGCCGACGTGGGCCTGCCGGATGGACACGTTGCCGCCGGCACGGCCGGCCTCGGTGAGGTCCATGAACATGGCATTGCTGGTGCCGTATGGGATCTCGGTGCCGGTGGGGCCGCCGCCGCCCTCCGGCACGTCGTCCATCACGCGGGATGCGAGCAGCTTGATGTCGCCTTCAAGGATATTGGCCATATCAGATTTCGATGAACTTGAAAGTGGGTAGGTAGAGCAGATCGGCGTCGATCTCGCCGTCCATCACGGCCCTGATCTGGCTGTCCTGGATACGCCACATGGGCTGTGCGGCAAAGCCGCCCTGAGCGTGGTCGAACAGCACGTGGCGGGTTGCGCCGCGCAGCACGAGGTCCAGTTCGATGCCGGGCAGCGCGGCCCAGGCCTGGAGCGTGTCGCACAGCGCGCGCGAAATCCAAGCCTTGCTGTCGGTGCCCACCAGGGTGATGGGCCGGCCAGCTTGCTTGAGCGCGACGTCCACCAGCAGCGCGCCTGTCGTGCTGTACGCGGTGGCCTGATCGACCGGGCTCCAGCTGTACTCATCGGTCCACTGGAGGCGATCACTGATGTGGGCCGTGGTGCCGTTGTATGTAAGAGTGATCGACATCAGATGGACGCTCCCTTGGCCTGGGCGAGCTGCTGCAGCAGATCCACCTCGGTGGCGGCACTCTGCGCTGTCGTGTGGCTGGTCGTGCCGCGCACTACGCCCCAGTCGCCCACGCCGTTGATGGTGATGTTGTTGACGTAGGTGTTGCTGGTTCCACCTGTGCCGGAGTTTGGCGCAGGTGCAGGTGCAGGTGCAGGTGCAGGTGCAGGGCTGGAAGATGGGGCCGACGTCGCAGTCCCGCCAGAGTTGCCCTTGAAGAGGTACTGCTCGGCGGCTTTGTAGAGCGCCTGCGTCATCGTGCTGTTACGGCCGCCGTACTTGATTTGACCGGCGTTGTTGCTATAGGGCACGTTGCCGCTGGCGTCGGTGAACTCCCCCGATACCCGCCGTGCCGTCTCCTCATCCAGCCCGGCCTGCTTGAGCCAGTCCATGATTGCGAGGCGGCTCCATGCAAACTGGCTCTCACTCTGTGCCCGGTTGGCAATGCTGGATGCAGAGGTATCTGCAGAGCGTTGTGCTGCTGCGGCAGCCAGGAATTGACCTGATGCTGCAAGAGCTTTTGCGCCGGCATCGCTATAGGCAGTTCCCAATGCCAGTACCGATGAAGCACTCGATGCGGCGGCATAGCCTGCCGCTTGCATCGCCGTGCCTGCCGCCTGGCCGGCACTGGAGAGATCTCGCAATTTTTGAGCCGTGACTTCTGCTACTTTGGCCTCGATCTCTTTGGCCTTCGCGGCCTTCGTGGCAGCGTCCAGTTCGAGCTTCTTCGTTTCGGTGAGCTTGTCCTCTGCAATCAGCTCCGCCCGCTTGACTTCAATGCCCGCCAATGCGGCCTGCGCCTCCGCGCGCTTCGCCTGGGCCGTCAGCTCCAGCAGTTGGATCTCCAGCTTGCGGATTTCGTTTTGGGCAGATATCGCCGCACGCTCATCCCCGCGTGCCTTGGCGACCTCGTAGATGGCACGCTGCTGCTCGATGGCCAACTGCACGGTGGCCTGCTCCAGGTTGTTGGCGGCCTGCTGGGCATTGGCCTTGACCTGCAAGGCCTGCTGCTGGTCCGACAAGGCATCGCGATAGAGGCGTGCGGCGCTGCCGGCGGCCAGCTCCGCCTGCGTGAGCTCCTCCGTGGTCGCCTTGCCCGCGGACTTCGCGGCGCGCACCTCCTCCAGCCGGACGCGGGCATCCTCGTAGGCCTTGGCGAGCTCCTTGACCCGGCCGCTGTTGTCGCGCCAAGCCTCCGCTTCCACCTTGGCCGCCGCGGCGGCGATCTGACCGGCCTGGGCCTGTGCGATCGCCTTGTCCGCCTCCTGCTGGCGCGTGGCGATGAGCTTCTGCAGATCCTCCATGCGCTTGGTCTGCTGCTCATCGGCCTTGCCCTGCTGCTCAATCACCGCCTTCGTCGCCGCCAGTTGGGTCTCCAGCACCTTCACCTCATTGAGGCGCAGCTGTGCCAGCTTGGCCAGCGCCTCGGCATCCACCGCCGCCGCCTTGGCCTGGGCGATGCGCTGGTCCTTCTCCGTGCCCAGGGCCTGCGCGATGGCCACGGCCGCCTTTCCCTCGGCTTCACGCGCGGCGCGTGCCTGCTCGGTCAGCGCGATCTGCTCCCGCAGGCTGGTGAGGTATTTCGTGTAGCCATTGGTGATCTGCACCAGGGGCGAGACAGCGGCCTGCGTGGCCGCACCGGCCGCCTCGGTAGCCGCGGCCGCCTGCTGCTGGGCCAGGGCCGTCTTGGTCGCCTCGTTGCCCACGGCGCCGATGTAGTTGCGCAGCACCTCGTTGTGCTGGGCGGCCTTGAGCAGCTTGTCGCGACTCTCCGTCTCGATGTTTGTGAAGGCCTGCTTCACCCCGCTGAAGTCCAGCGTGGTCAACGCCCCCATCACCACGCCCAGGGTCTTGCCCGTGGTGACCAGTGCATCGTCCAGCAGCACGATGGCGGTCTGCGCAACCTCCGCCCCAGTCTTCAGCGCCGTCAGCCCGCCCGCCTCGCCAATGTTGGCTGCCATCTCGGTGAAGGCGTTCTTGACGTTCGTGATCTCCTGGCTCAGCGTCTGGGCAGAGGGCGCGGTGCCGTAGAGATCGTTCAGGCCCTTGGCCAGCGCCGGGAACAGATCGTTCGCCGTGATCTGGCCTTCCTCCACCAGCTTCATCAGCTCCTGGGTGGTGATGCCCATGCCCTTGGCCGCTGCATTCAGCGCCCCCGGCAATGCTTCGCCGAGCTGGCCGCGCAGTTCTTCGGACTGCACCACGCCCTTGCTGGCCATCTGCGCGAGCGCTTGCAGCGCATTGGAGGTTTCGGCGCTGCTCTTGCCCGCCTTGCCCATGGCGCTGGCCACCGCCTCGAACACCTGGCGGGTCGGCTCGCCCTCCACCGCAGTGCCGCGCGTGGCGGCAGCCAGGCCCAGGAAGGCCCGGCCCACTTCGGTCACATCGGCGCCGATGCGCGTGGCGACCGTGCGCACGAACTCCAACTGCTGGCCCGCCTTGCCGGCGTCTTGCATGACGGCGGTGAGGCCGGAGCGCAGCTGCTCCATCTGCGCCGCGGCCGTGACCAGTTCACGGAAAGTGAAGGCCGTGCCCAATGCACCTGCCAACTGACCCAGCACCTGGGACAGGCCCTGCACCCGGTTGCCCATCTGATCGGCCGCTGCGGCACCACCCTGGTGGGCCGTCTCCAGCGCGCGCACCCGCTGTGCGGCCTGGTCCGCAGCAGCAGCCTCCACGCGCAGCGCGCGCGCATGGTTGTCGGCCGCGCGCAGCTCGTTGGCTTGCGCGGCCGTGAGCGGCCCGAGCGCGGCGAGCTCCTCGCGGCGGGCATCGGTGGCCTGCGACACGGCCGTGGCTTCCGCCCGCTTCGCCTGGGCCACGAGCCGCAATTGGTCCGACTCGATCTGCCGCAGCGCGTTCTGCGCGCGGGTGGCTGCCGTCTCATCGCCCTGGGCCTGCGCTGCCCTCAAACGCGCCTGCTGCTCGGCCTGGGCAGCAACCAGATGCTGACGCTGCAGCTCGATCTCGGACTGCTCGGCCTGCAGACCGGCCTTGATCGCCGCCGTCTTCGCATCCACGGCCTGGCGCAGTTCCAGCAATTCGCTGCCCGCCTGGCTGGCGACCTGGCCGACCTCGGCTACGCCTTTGCTCGCAGCCAATGCACCAGTGCCCAGCTCGCGGGCTTGCGCTTCGGCCTGGGCTTCGGCCCCCGCCAACTGATTCAAGCCACCGCCCGTTTGGCCCGCCGCATTGCTGAGCTTGTCCAGGCCAGCGCCCGCCGCTGTGGACGCAGTGCCCAGATCCTTGACGCCTTGCTCGACCTTGCCCAAGTCGCCGGCGAGCTCGCCCACGCCCTCGCGCTGGAGGCGGACGGTGAAGTCGATCTGGTTTTCGTTGGACATGTCGGATGCGGTCAGGAAGAGGCGGCAAAAGTGAGGGCCGCGCGCCGCCTGTTGGAGCGGTGGGCGGCCCTCTCTCGGGGCGGCTGGATCAGTTCAGACGCGTGCGGTAGTACTTGCTGATGCCCGCGCCGGTCTTGGTCGGGTCCTGCAGCACCGTGCCTTCGACGTCGAGGGCGCCGAAGCCCTTGTTGATGAGCGATAGGGCCTTCGTCACGCCCTGGCTGGCCCGCCAGATATCCACCACCACGGGCTTGCCCGAGTCGGCCTCGTTGAGGCCACCGAAGAGGAGCTGCAATTCGGGGGCCTTGGTGGTCAGTGCTTCGATGGCGGCATATGCGCCGTAGCTGTAGCTCACCCACAGCTTGTCGGCCAGGGCGATATCCGGTGCACCGTCCAGCAGCACGATGCCTTCGGGCTTGACGAGATAGTTGCCTGCCATGGTCACGGCCGTGGCCGAGTTCGCGACGGTCCCCTTCTTGATGGTGACCGCGGTGGGGTCGATGTGCATGAGCGGCAGCAGCGTGCCGAGGCCGCTCACGGTAAAGGCCTCATCGGTCACGGTGCCGGCTTCGATGCCCGCCACGGTGGCCAGCGTTGCACGCGCCAGGTTGACGACGTTCAGGTCCGCGATCTTCATCTTCACCTTCACATCGGTGACGCGGCGCACTTCTCCATGCGTGCCTCCGCCCAGGACGGTCATGTCCTCCTGGCGCTGCACGTCCTCGGTGTGCTCCAGGCCCAGCTCCAGGACGTTGCCGATCGGCGCCGGGGCAGCCGCGGAGCCATAGGACTTGGCGTACACCTGGCCCACGGTCATGGAGGGCTTGTAGATCTGCTGGATGACTTCGACGGCCATGATGGCTCCTTGGAAAATTCAACGTTGAAAGACCGTCTCGACCAGGAAGGCGAGCGGCAAGTACATGAAGCCGGCCGGGCTGATGCCCGAGCCTGGCGCGGGTGCCAAGCGCATGGGGCCGGCGACGTTCGGAGGGCGGAAACCCATCAGCGCCGCACCGGCCCGCGCGGCCAGCTCGCCGGCCTCGTCGCGCACGGCCTGGCCCGTCTTGAGCGTGCGCACGTTCTTGACGGCGGTAACGATCAACCAGGTGTGGTCCAGCCGCGCAGCGGCGCCATCGGCACGGGCCTCAAGCACCTTGAAGCCGTTCCAGACCACGTGCACTGCAGGGGTGGGCTGGTGCTCTTCCTTGATTGCTGCAAGGTCCTTTGCCGTCAGCACGTGCACGGCAGGGTCCAGGCCCGCCAGCGCTTCCTTGAGCTCGGCCACGATGTGCTGCTCGGGCGCAAGGAAGTTGTTGGGGTGCGGTGCAGGGGAAGACATCAGTACCGCTCCCAGTCGAACGTGCCGCGGGGCGCCCGCGTCACCATGTGGCCCGCCGGTTGCGCCACCTCGGTGTCAGCGCCGCCCAGGCTCACCACCCCCTTGCTCAGATCCGTCAGGTATTGGTCGGCCCAGGCAGAACCGCGCCGCAGGTCCTCAGGCACCGAGGTGCCGTAGAGGCGTTTGAGCGCGATGGCGGCCACGGCACCGGGCAAGCTGCTGCCTTGCACCAGGTCGGCGGGCAGCGGCATGCGGGCGCGGTAGCGGGGGAACAAGTACGTGTCGGCATGGCGGCTGGCACGCTCCAGGGCATCCTGAAGACGTGCCAGGGCCGTTGCCGCCACCGCGATCGCGTCGGCATTCCAGTCGCTCACGTCACCGGCGGTCGCCACCAGGCGCAGCAGGTCGGCATCGAGCACGGCCTCGGGCGCCGCACGCTGGGCCAACTCGCGCCAGCCCTCGGTTGCGGCGTTGACCAGGTCGATGGTCGATGCGTAGGCAGCCATGGTGGTCAGCGCAGCACCCGGATGAATTCGCCCGCCGCGGTGGCGGCGTCACGGGCCCGGCCGAAGGCCACGCCCGAGGCGAGCGTGATCGCACGGCCCTGCGCGTCGGGCTGGACCTGCGCGCCCTTGGCGACTGCCGCGCCAGCCTCCACCAGGATCTCGCCATGCGTTCCCACACCGGCCTGCTCGCCCGGGTCGTAGTTGGCGTTCGCCACGCCGAGCGCAGCATCGGCCGCGCCGGCCTGGCCGCCGTCGAAGTTCACGAGGCGCTGCCGCACGAGTGCCGTGGTGGCAGGCACGGAGGTGGCCATGAGGATTTTTTCAGTCAGCATGGGTGGTTGCTCCTTCAGGGATCGGGATCACGAGGCCGCCCAGGCGCTGCGCCTGGGCATCGGTCAGTTCGATGTCGTAGCCCACGTCGTAGCTGCGGCCGTCATGGCGGATCGGCACGGCGCTCACCAAGTAGGTCCGCGTCACGGGCTGGGTGGCGGGAGCCTCGTCGGCGCCATCGCGCTCGGCGTCTGCCGGCGAGGCCTGCGGCGTCTCCAGGGACGGTGTGGAGGCCTGCGGGGCCAGCGCCTGGGCGCCGTCGTCCTGGGCCACGTGCTCGGGCTGGGTGGCGGGAGCCTCGTCAGCGCCATCGCGCTCAGCGTCTGCCGGCGCGGCCTGCGGCGTCTCCAGGGACGGTGTGGAGGCCTGCGAGGCCAGCGCCTGGGCGCCGTCGTCCTGGGCCACATGCTCGGGCGGAGGGGCTGCATCGTCTGCGACGGGCGGTTGCGCCGGCGGGGGGGTCTTCTTTGCCGCGGCCATCACACGGTCCCCGTCACGAGAAAGCCCGCCTCGGCGCCGAGCAGAAAGGGCTTGAAGATGTCCGTGTTGCGGATCAGCTCCAGCTTGCCGCCACCACCCAGGCGGGTGTCCACCACCGGGTTGCCCTTCTTGCGCAGCGTGTAGCCGTAGCTCGGCTCGTAGGCCGATCGCACGGGCGCATCGCCCGCTTTCGACGGTGCCGCCTGCGGCACATAGGCCAGCACCAGCGTGTTGCCCCACATGTCCGTCACGGTGCCGGCATCGCTGGCATACACACCCCGGCCCACCACGATGTTCGGGATCTCGAAGATCTCGCGCAGGTCGGCCAGTTGCACCAGGCGCGACCGGGTGTCGCTCAGAATGGCCTTGAGCTTCGGGTGCCGCTTGAGCGCGCGCCAGCTGCGGTAGCCGATCACCATCGTGTTCGGCTCCTTCACCACCTTGTTGCGCACGGCGGCCTTGGCGTCATCCACCACGCCCTCCGGATCGGAGCCGGAATCGCTGAACACGTCACTGCCCGAGAGCGCGATCTTGTTGCCGGTGGGGTAGCTGGCCGGGTTCTGCGCCATGTCCGCCACCATTTTTTCGTGGCGCAGCCGAATGCCTTCGACCACCCGGTTCGTGGCATGCGCCTGCAGGGGGAAGGCCGCCTCGGCGTCTTCGCGGTAGTCGATCGGGTACTCCAGATCGTGCTCATCCAGCGACACCGTGATGCCGCCGATGTCCTCGGGCACGATGCGGTTGGATTCCGCGCGCAAGGCGCGTTCGGTGTTGTAGACCTTGAAGGCGTCGCGCCCGAACGTCGGGATCTTGCCGCCTTCCTTGTCCACCTCCACGAAGGGCAGCAGCTGGTCGCCGACGAATTCGGCATTGCTGTAGCCCAGGGCCAGCGCGCTCAGGACCGGGTCCACCACGCGCAGGTTGCTCAAACGTCCCATGTGTCGCTCCTTTGGGGGTTGGGTTCGGATCGGGTCACTTGCTGCGCATCACGGCGTGGGCCGCGGCGGCGTAGCTCATGTCGTTCTGCTTGGCATGGGCGCGGATGCGCTTGTCCAGCGCCACGCGCGCGGGATCGGCGCCTTCGGCGAACTCTGCGGCCGGGGTGCCGTCATCCGCGTCGTCTGCGGCCCGCGCACGCTGCGCCTGCTCGCCGAATTCCACGGCCGGGGGCAGTGCGCGGACGAGGTCGCGGAACGCCTCGTGCATCGGCTTCTTGTCGGTGCCGTCGCCGAACTCCACATTAGGCGTGGCCTGCAGGTACGCACCGATGGCCGCCACCTGACCGCGCATCGAGGACGGGATGCGGGCTTCGCGTGCCATGGACTCGGCGAACTCGGCGTTCCCCTGTTTCACGGCTTCGGTCGCGCGATCTTTCTCGCGCCGCTGGGCTTCCTGCAATTGCCGCTGCAGCGCGGCGTTCTGGTCGCGCAACTGCGCGGCTTCCTGGTCGGTCACTGGGGACTCCTTTGGGGTGGTGGTTGAGGGAGATGCGGCGCCTTCGGCGAAGGCCGGGGCAAGGTCGGCTTCGGCGCGGTGCCCGTTGATGTCTTCCTGCGCGCCGAGCTCCAGCGCGCGCACGTCGTAGCCTGGGAGCACCTTGTCGGCGTCGTCCTGGCCGAACTTGCCCAAGATCCACTCGCGCAGGTTGCGCCAGAGGTTGGCGTTGGTCATGCCGTCCCATTCACCGAAGGCCACGCCTTCCTGGAAGCAGACGCAGCCGTCGTCCTCGGCGAACTCGGGATCGTCCAAGCCTTTGACCGCCGGTGGCTGGGCGCCCAAGAACCCGATGTGGCGCAGATACCAGACGCCCGGGACAGGATTGCCTGCGTCGGTCGGGCGATAGAACTTGGCACTGACGGTGCCGTATGCACCGCTGCGCACGGCGGCAGCGAACTCGGGGTCGACCTTGTCGGCGGCAGCGAACAGGCCCCGGCCGTTGGAGGTGAGGGAAACCGCCCAGCCCTTGGCCGGGTCATCGGTCTTGGGGTGGCCCACCACCAACGGGGCCTTGGAAACCTTGGGGTCGTAGGCCGCCGCGGTGGCGGCGAGGTCGGTGGCGCTGAACTCGATGGGCTCACCGTGCGTGGTGGTCCAACGTCCGGGCCTGAAGATGTGCAGGGGTTTGGCGGGTGCGGCGGCTTGCGTCATGGCCGCCAATGTCGGGCGTTGCGCCCGGCCGCGCTAAATAAAGCGTTTTAGTGTTTCTGCCTCGACCCACGCGCGCGCGAGGGGCGGGTTTCGGACTGCGCGCCGAACATATCACGCTGCTTTTGCAGGAAGGCCTCGCGCTGCCACGTATCCACGATGTTGCGCACCTGCTGCTCGGAGAGCTTGTACTTGCGCGCCAGCGCCTTGTAGTCGCCACGGAACTCATCGCACATCTGGCGGTTGCGCGGCGTGAGACGGTAGCCCACGCCCTTGTGCAGGTACAGATTCACTCCACCCAGCTCGGCACTGAGACGCTCGACCAGGCGGAAGGCCGTGGCTGCCATCGCATGCTCGCGGTCGGCGCGGTCGCGCGCGATCGGCTCCTCCAGCAGTTGCAGGTAGAGCTGCTCGGCGATCTCCGCCATCGCCGCCGGAAAACCCAGAGGCAGGATGGCGTGCAGCGCGGCCAGGTCAGCCATGTGCCCCTCGCTGCTGCCAAGCCTTGAGCGCCTCGATCAGCGTGTCCAACTGTGCGCCCGAGGCGAATCGCAGCGACGACACGCCGACCTGGCGCTGCACCCATGCGTCCAGGGCGGCGCGGCTGGGGTTGTCCACCAGACCATCGCGGTGCAGTTGGTGCCACAGCGCCCACACTTTGCGTTCGCGCGGGCTCGCCGCGGCCTTGGTCTGGGCGAATTGCTCGCGCGTCAGCGGGCGGCGGCGCGTGGTGGTCGGCACCACGCCCATGCGCTCGGCAAGGTTTTGCATGTGATCACGCACCTGGCGGCGCTCTGCATCCGTCATCTCCTTGCTGCTGCTCTTGAGCGTGAGGCCTTTGATCAGCGCGCGGTAGTCATCGTCCGTGAACTGCAACTTGGATTTCAGGACGTGGATGGCGGCGGTGTGGTCTGCCATGTCAGCGCCCCAGCAGCGGCGCCAGCCACCAGTTCCACAGGCCCAGCAGCGAACAGCCGAGAAACACCCACTGCTGCAGGTGCAACGCAGTCTGCCTCTGAAGCCGGCTCGCAACCAGCCAGGCCACATTGCTCGCGGTGAACGCTCCGAATCCCCAGCCAGGCAAGGCAGGCATTGCGAGCAACAGCGCACCCAGGACACCGCATGCCGCGCCCGTCACCGAGGCAGTACGCACGATGAGACTCCGCGTCATGCTGCGCCTCCGCTCTGCACCAGCAACAGGGGCAGGCGCTCGGCCGGCAACTCCAGCGTTTGTGCCACGAGGCCACCGCCAGCCTCACGGGCTACGGCCAGCAGTTGGCCGGTGCGACCGGCCAGCGGCATGCCACCCCAGGCCCGCCCAGCGTGCCGCACGATGCCGCCGGGGTAGACCCGGCGCAGGAACCAAGAAGCCATCACGCCACGCTGGGCCTTGTAACGGCTCCACGCCCGCTCGATCTTGCGCGGGTCGGTGGGCCAATAGCCGTGGCGCAGCCGGGCGACCGTGCCGCGGCCCAGGCCCAGCATGAGCGACGCCTCGGACACCGACCAATCACGCACGAAGCCCAGCAAATCGGCCGGCGGCGATTTTGGGCCGTACAGGCCATTTTCAGCCCGGGGGGTGGCCGTGGTATTACCCAGCCACTCCCAGGCGCCTGTACCCCGTTCCAATTTGTACCCAGCGGCATATGCGGTCATGCGCGACCTCCTGCATCGCTGCCCAGCGCCTCGACCAGGTCCGAGATCATCTTGGAGAGCTCGCCCGTGGCGATCGCCACGTCGGCGTCGAAGCCGCTGTCGTCCTGGCCCCGGCCCTCGAACACCGTGTCGAGGAACGACACCTTCTTGATCTGCAGCCCTTCGGTGAGCACGAAGGCGACGCGGTCGTCCCAGCTCATCGCGAGCTTGGTGGGCAGCTTGCCGGCGGCGATGTGCTCACGGATCTCGTCGATGTCGAGCGGGTGGCGGGCGTAGCGCACCACGGCCTTGGACTCGTCGTCGCTTTTCAGCTCGCATTCGCGGTCGATGCTGAAGCCCTCGGGCGGCTCATGCTCGGTGAGCCAGTGCGCCATCGCGGCCTGCGGCGAGGTTGATGTGTCCAGCAGCGCGAGCGACAGCCCGGGCAGCGCTTCCACCAGCAGGGTCCCCACCTCGTCGGCGCGCGCCTGGCTGCTGGTGGCCACCACCAGGCGGCTGGCCTCGCGGTCGATCCAGACCCAGGTGGCGGCCTGCTTGGCGAAGGCCATGGGCAGCAGGTCCAGCCGGGCCTCTTCCTTCAGCTCCTTGCTTTCCTTCTTGCCGGGCTTGCGGCCGGTCTCCTGCTCGATGCGCTCGGCCTTTTCCTTGACCTTGGCGGCCAGCACGTTGCCGGGAACGGTCTTGGTCTGCACCATCAGGCGCATGATCCAGTGGCCATTGATGGATTCCACCAGCGCGCCGTGCAGCTCGCCGCGCGGCGCCACCCAGCCGATGGACTTCTCTTGCGTGGGCCCACATTCCGCGAACGGCGTGCGCTGCAATGCTTCCTCTGCCTGGTCGAGCGTGGCGGCCAAAGTGCCGAGGGAGTAGATGATCATTTCCTTGAACATGGTGGTGCCTCAGCTCGGGTTTTTGGAAAAGCGCTCGACCTTGGCGACGCGGTACCGGATGTGGCGGAAGGTCTTGCCCTGCGATTCGTAGAAATGGACGAGGTCACCCACGGCCAGCCGACCGGGTTGCACGACCTCTTTACCGCACCACACGGATGCCTGGAACGGCTCGCAGCCGATCACCTTGCCTTTGGAGTCCAGCTCCCAATGAAGGAAGTCCTGGCCACAGTCCTCAAAGTGGATGCGGGTCACCACCTTGTCGAGCCACCGAATCCGGCGCTGCACTGCAGCGGCGACGGTCTTCTGCAGCGCGGGCACCTGCAGGGCGGCCTCGCACTGTGATCGGTCAAAGCGGGCCACGGCGTTGACCCGATCCTCGACCGTGCCGTAGTAGGTCTGGACACCGGCATGGATGCCGGCCTTGAAAGGGTTGTCCATCATTTGGTCCTCCACACACGGATCTCCGAGCCCAGCGTGCGGCTGGCCAAGACCTTTTGCGTCTCATCCTTGTAAGCCTTGAGGGCGCTGCTGATGGACGAGCGGGCGGCATAGGGCACCGTGAACGAATCGCCGACCTCCAGCCTGTCGAGCAGCGGCGTCCAATCCATGGCCGGGCGCCGGCTTGGCAGCGGCACGTCCTTGTCCACCTTGATCAGGAACGGCGCAGCGGGCGACCTCCGGACGGCAGGCGGTGCGGCTGGTGCCGGCGCCGGTGTAGCCGGACTGCGCTTCGGTCGCCCCTCTTCGGACTGTTGGCCCTTGCGATCCAGCCAGCCGTGGAAGCCGCTGCCTGCTGGCGATCCCTCGGCCACCGGCTTGCCTGTGCCGAGTGTGTAGACCAGTTCGCCCGTAGGTATTTCTTCCGTGCGGCGCAGCAGCCCGGCCTGGACCGCTGGACCGAGCAGGGTGTGGACATTGCGCCGATCGCATTCGCACTTTGCGGAGATCAGATCCGCATCCAACTGCTCATCGGGATTGGCTTCGAGGAATTCGATCACCCTCGATACCACGCTGCCTGAGCGGGGGGTGTAGGTCGCGCTGGTCATGCGGCCTCCAGCGTCACGTCGTCATAGTCCACCACCGACACCTCTGCCGCAGTGATGAGGATGCCCAGGCTATCCACCTCAGGCCAGCCCTCGCCCTCGTGCTCGATCACGGCAGCCGTGTGGTACGGATCGGCCGTTGGCCCGAAGGAGGCGCCGCCGTCTCCCATGTAATAGCGGATGGCGGCCTGGCCGAACATGCGGACGACCGCGAGCAGGACGTTTCCGTCCTCGGCCGCGAGCCGGCTGTCATCCTCTGACCAGAAGCCGTTGATCTCGGCGGCCAGCTCAGGCGTAAGGATGTCGAGGTCCACCTGCAGGGTGACCTCCGCGTCGCCGAACCAGGTGGCGCGCACGGTATAGGTGCATTGATTGCTCATACGGCCGCCACGTCCAGAGTGATGGGGTCGTAGCCGCCGGCATCGTTGCGCTTGTAGAAGCGCACGTAGGGCTTGGTGCTGGCCGTCTGCATGCTGTCAGAGATCGCCTGCATGGCGTTCTGCCACTTCGTGTCGGTGATGTTCAGTTGGCGGAGGCCCAGCACGCGACCGGTGTTGATCTTGCCTTCCTTGTCGGTCTGGAAGGCGTGGTTCACCAGTGCGCGCATGTTGTCGTTGGCCCCTTCGGCCCATTCGTGGACGCACTCGTCGATCAGCACCTTCGCGGCCATGAGCTGCTCGCCAAAGACGATCTTGTCTTGCATCTGGCGCACCAGCTTGTACTTCCCGTCGTAGCTGGGCAGGGTGACGTTGCCCTTCTCGCCGCCGGCGCGCACGCCGTACTGCTCCATGCTGGTCGCCACCAGGGCGGCGACCTCCTGCATGGCGTGGGCCTTGAAGAGGGACAGGCTGGACTGGTGCTGCTCGGCCATGCGGCACAGATCCACCACGACTTGGTGGCGCAGCTTGTCGATGTCCTTGACCTTGGATTCGGGGATGAGGTTGCCGTTGGCATCTTGCCAGTAGCCGGCAGGGAGGGTGCTTGCTTCCATTGCTCGCTCCGTTCGTTAGTGGATGGGTTGGTTCTGCGGGGCGCCACCGCTGGCGCTGGCCTTCATCAATTCGCCGGCGTAGGAGGCCGTTGCCATCGCTGCAATGCCGATCTGCTCGGGCGACAGTTGCAAGACGGTCATCCGGTGGACCAGGAACAGCGCCTCCATCACAATCCAAGGGGATTGCGGACCCTCGATGGCCTGGACGATCTGGCGGCCCATGTCGGTAGCAGCAGCCCGAAAGGCCTCGCGCTGCTCAGGTGTTGATTGATCCATGTGCGGTCCTTTCAGCAGCGCCAGCCGCGGCTGGCAATGTGTTTGTGGTCATCGGCCCCGGCGCGCGTTGCCGGTGCCGGGTTGGTGGTCCAGATCGGCGCGCGCATGCGGTCGTACTGCGCGGGCTCGACCAGGTTGTTCTGCACCGGTTTTGGTCGATTGCGGGAGCCGCGCGGGCGGCCGGTGGGGGCTCGGGTCACAGCAGGCCTTTCTGCCGGCGCGCCGCCGGGCTGGGGGCGCGCTCGGCCTCGGCACGGAAGCCCTGGCACAGCTGCTGCCCGAGCACCATGCCGGCGCGGTGAGCGTTGTCGAGCTGGTCGCCATGGTCATAGGTGCCCAGCAGCACAAGCGCCAGGGCCAGCAGACTGCAGGCCAGCGAGACGCCGAGCCACAGCACGAATGCCGCCAAGGGATGTTTGCGGCGCCGGCTCATGCAGCCTCCCGATGCGGCACCACCGCGCGCTGGGGGTCGCCTGGCAGGCCCAGCCCTGCCAGGATGGCGGCACCGTCCGAAGGAAAGATGCCGTGGAGCGTGCACACGGTGCCGTCCGAAAATCGGACTTCTACGAGGTAGCAGCGCATGGTCAAGCGCCCCCCACCCGGTAGGCGAACTGAATGCGAACCCATTGCCCTCTATGGGGCATCAGATCTCGCAGCAGTTCCTGCATCGGCCCGCTGGCATCGATGGCCCGGCACGAATGCCAGCGCGTTTCACCTGGGAGCAACTTGCACGCACTGGCAACTTCACGGCCCGCCTGGTCATAGAGGTTGGCCCACAGAAACTTGGTGAATCGCCCACCCAGCAACGCATGCGCGCATTCCAGACTGACGCTGGTGCCGTTCGAGAGCGAGAAGAGGCGCTCGTGGCCTCGGGGCTTGCGTTTTGCGGCCATGGTCAGCTCCCCTCCTGCAGCACGTCGGGCTGCGCCACGCGCACCACGTCGCGGTCCACGCGCGGCGCGCCAATGGCCGCGGCGGTGTTCAGGCACAGCGTGAGCCAGTTGTTCACGTTCAGCGGGTACAGCATGGACAGCGGCGCGGTGCGGGGGCCGCGTTGCACGGTCAGACGGGACTTGAGTTCATCGACGCCTTCGGCGGTGATGAATTCGTCCAGCGCCCGACCCGCTGCCTTGGCGCGGTGCTGCAGGTACGCTGCCAGGTGCGCGCCCAGCGGGTTCAACCGCACGATGGCCGTGCGCTGCATGCTCTCGCGCACGTCATGGCGCGTGAGCTTCTTTTCCAGCTCGGGGTGCCCCATGAGCAGCACGCCCAGCATGTAGCGACGGCCGAGACGCATTTCCTCGTTCAACCGCTTGAGCTGGTTGAGCGTGGTGGCCGGGGTGGCATGCGCTTCTTCGATGATGAGCAGGTGCTGGCGCTCCTGCTTGGTGCTCTCTTCCAGCAGCTCCCGCACGAACTGGCTGCGGCGTTGGGCGTTCTGCGGCACGCGCGCCTTCTTGTCCAGCGCGTAGGCGATGGCGACGTACAGATCGGCGGTGCGCAGGGGGGAGCCCTTGGACTCGCTCTCCTCCATGGCCGCCACGCTGGGGCGGATGCACACCACTGGCAGGTGCTCGCGGACGATCTTCTCGCGCATGGCATCGAGCATGGTGGTCTTGCCCGCGCCGCTCTCGCCGACCACGGCCACCACGCCGCCGCCGATGGCGGCCTGCCAGGCGGCCTGGTGGATGTAGCCGATCTCGCCGCTCGTGAACATGTCGGCGTCGGCCAGGACTTCGCCCTGGAAGGGATTTCGCGCGTGCAGCCTGAAGTGCTCCACCGCCTGCGCGCTCAAAATGGGTTCGGGTATTAACATCGGCTCTTCCTCCTGTCGGGTTTCGTTGGGTACGGGGCTCTCGGGGGCGACCTCGCCGGGCTGCAACCTGGCGAGGTCAACTTTTTTGGGGCGCATCAGATGCCTCCCACTGCGCGCAGGCCGGGCGCGGCGGGCGTGACCTCGGAGGCCGCAGCGACACGCTGTTCATGCGCGGCGATCAGGCCATCCACCACGTCTTCGGGTACGCCTGCATCGCCATGCTGTTGCGTCAACCAGGCGTAGGTGCCGGCGTCGTATGCATCACCCAGCGCAGCGCGCAGGCGCTGGCAAGCGGCCGCCACGGGCAGGCGAGCCCGCTGCACTTCGGTTGAATGGGGAACATGCGGTGTGCCGCGCTGCTGCAGGAACTGCGGCAGGCCGGCCGCACGCGCCTGGATGTCGGCAAACGGATTCCACTGCCCTTGGTAGGGCGTGGCGCCAGCCTTCTCCGCAGCCTGCGCTTCGGTCGCCGTGGCAGGCTTGCCATCCTTGGCATAGGCCTTGGCCCGGATGCGCGCGCGCCGCTCATCCGCGGGAGTGGCGGGCATCGCCTGGTAGTCATCCTGGCCCAACACCGGGGCGCTGGCCTGGTAGCCCATGAAGCCCTTTGGCACCGGTTGCACGTCGTGCCAGACGATCTCGCCCGTGTCGCGGTCCGTCACGCCAACCCGCACGGCGGGTGCGGCCAGCGGGTTCACGCACACCAGCACCTTGTCTCGCGGGCTCACGCCCGGCACGTAGCGCACGTCGTAATCGCGGCTGCCCTGGCCCTTCAGGGCAAAGCTCACCGTGCTGTTGCCGCTCACCTGGCGAGGCTGCGCCAGGCTGGCGGGCAGGCTGCGCATCACCTCCATGCTCGGCGCCAGGCGCAGATGCTCCGCGCCTATGGTGCTCCAGGCGGCATAGCGCGTCATGTTGTGGCGGCTGTGCTTCTTGGTGCCGTTGAAGGCATGCATCCACTGCTCGGCCAGGGCGTTGAGGACGGGCACGCTCATGCTGGCGCGGTCGACAAAGCGCAGGCGGCTCTCAAAGCCACGCTCGAAAATGTTTTGCGCCACTTCCACGCTGCCCGTGGCGCGGCTGTTGCCCGGGGCATGCCACTGCTGGCGGATGCCCATCGCGCTGCAAAAGCTGCGCACGGGGCCACTCTTGAACATGCCGCCCTGGTCGCTGTAGAGCGTGTAGAACACGCCATGGAAGGGCATGGGCTCGCCTTGGGGGCCGTGGCGCTGGGTGACCAGCCACATCAGAAAGTCCAGCAGGTTCTCGGTGGTTTCACCGCCCACATAGAAGCGCGCTGCGATGCAGCCACTGGCATGCTCCACGGCCACGAAGCGCGTGAGCAGCTTGTCCAAGACCGGCACCAGGTTCTGCGGCTTGTTCTTGTAGTGGACGCCGCCTTCCTCGATCAGGCGCAGCTCGCCGCTCGGCGCGCGGTACAGCACGCAGACCGAGGCATCCACCTGAACCACCGCATTCACATGCTCGGTGCGCATGCGCACGTGCGGCGCGGGGGCGGCCAAGCTGTCCACGTCCAGCCCGCGCTGGCGCAGCAGCTTGCCCACATGGCTGGCCGACAGGCGGGCACTGATCTTGCCCTCCTGGTGCAGCATGTTGATCGTCTCTTCCAGCGTGATCATTCGCTTGCCGTTGCGCAGGTCTTTCCAGCGCACACCGGCAATGGCGTCCAGGTCCGCGTCGGTCACCGAGCTCTCGCCCGCATCCACCCGTTTTTTGCGCGGCGTGGCCAGGCCCAGGCTGCGGGCCGTCTTTGTCACCAGGGTGTGCGTGCGCTGGGGCGACAGATCCAGCACGCGCGCAGCGCGGTCGATGATGCCGCCAAGCTCGCCATGCTTGGCGGCGGCGCATTCATGCGCGGCGGCAATCAGGGTTTCCATGCGGAGGGTCTCCATGGGGCTTGGAATGGGCCAGGGCCATTACTTGGTGGGGCGGCGAGCGGCTTGGTCTTCTGCGGCGTTCTTGGCCGCAAGCAGCTGCAGGGCGGCCTCGTCTTCCGCAGTCCAGGGCGGGTCGATGCGTTCATCCAGATCGATCGCGATGTCGAACTCCCGCGCGATGTCTGCGAACTGCTGCGCTAGGTACTGAACGCTGGCGCGCGCGGCCTGCTGCACGGCTTCGCTGGCGTTGCCCCCGCTGTCGCTTAGAGCGCCATCCACGGCACCGAAGAGGGCACGCATGCGCGCGTTGATGCGCAAGCTCTGCGTGAACACCTCCTTGAGCAGCACCGCCTCTGCCTTGGTGCGGGCCACGCTGCCGGGCGCGGGCGTGAACTTCTCGCTGCGTGCCAATTCCAGCGCCTGGGCCTGCTCGTTGATCTTGGTGGCGTTGTCGGCCAGCACTTTGTCCTTAGCGGCGAGCACCGCCTTTGACTCCTTGAGCGCCTCGCGTAGTTCGTTACGCGTCATGCCTGCGATTTCGTCGGCGTCCAGACCGCGCGCCTCGCCGCCTGCAGCCAACTCCTGCACCTCTTCGGCATCCAGCACTAGCAGCTCGAACAGCTTGGATTGGGTGCCTATGGCCTTGGTCAAATTTGTCGCCAGCGGCAAATTTGAGAACCGTGAGGCAGCCAGGATGAACCGGGACGCCACCGGCCCGTCAATGTCCAGCACCTGCAGTCGCTTGCCGAATTCCCCGTGATCGCATGCCGCTTTGAGCGCTGCCAGACCGCGCCCCACCTCCAAGCATGCCTCCACGCTGCGGCGCATGTTCGCGGCAATGTCGCGCTGGATCAGGTCGGGTTCGGTGGCATCGCCAGGCAGTTGATAACCTACTTGCGCTGCAATGGCACGCACGCGCTCGGCACGCGCATCGGCTGCGGCCACCAGTTGCGTCACGGGCGCCAAATCGGTTTCCACTACCACGGGTGCGGCGGCAGGCGACGGCTTGCGCCCGGCCTTGTCCTTGAAGGACTTCGTTTCGATCTGCGCGCCGGTCATCTGCTGTCTTGTCATATACGGGGGTCTTTCGATGGGACTCAAGGGGCGGCGAACATGCCGCGCACGCCGGCTGATTGGCCGTAGCGCTGGGTGGTATCGAGCAGGCCCTGCACGCTGGCGCGCACACCGGCGGCATAGCGCTCGCTGATCTCGATCACATGGGGCGCCAGGCGCCAGCGGCCCTGGGGCGTCTGCTCGGCCCAGCCGGCGGTGCGCAGGTTGTCGAGGTCACGGGTGACGACGCTGGCACTGACGTTCAGGGCCTTGGCGATTTCCGCAGGCGCGAGGCCCTGCAGTTCATGTCCGGCCAAGAGGTCGATGAGTTGGAGCAGGCGCTGCTGGGCTGCGTTGGTGTAGTTGGTGGCGCGGGTCATGCATGTGCTCCGGCGGTGGGGATCACCACCAACTGGCCAGCCTGCGTGAGGCCCACTGCGCCACCTTCCAAATCGGCCTGCGCATTGATGGCTTCGATGGCGTCTTCCCGCCAGCGCTCAGCGCAATCCTCGGCCCATGAAAGCTGGGTTCTGAGCGATTCGTTCTCGGCGCGCAGGCGCTCGCACTCGCAGTCGAGGCGGACGATTTCCTCGTTGAGCAGCGCGTAGGCAGCGGCATTGAGCCGGCGACGCAAGGCACGCAGATCGGGGCTCATGCCACTGCTCCCGCAGCGCGAGCGCGGCGGAGCTTCGAGGTCTTGACATTGGTCGGCCAGAGCTTGTCCATCGAGAGGCCGGTGATATCCACGATCCGACGCGCGATACGTGCGCTTTTGGCCTTGCCGTTGATGACGTGCGACACCATCGATCGGGACACATTCAGTTCATCGGCAATCGCCGCAGGCGTTGTGTCCTTCATTCGGATTGCCGCTTTGATTTCTTCGGGGTGCATGGTCTGTTACCCTTCACTCAACTTGTTTAGCTGGCAGCAGTAAATTGCTGGGTTAAGTTGAATTCTTGTGCATTGAGATGCACAAGTCAAGGGGTTTTTGTGCATCTTGATGAGCAAATGGGGGCGCGTATCCGCGAAGAGCGAGGCCGCCTAGGTTTTTCCCAGCAGAAGGCTGCGGACATGGCGGGCGTTCGGCGCGAGATGTGGGCGAAGTACGAGGCGGGCGCTGAACCTGGCGCGAAGACGCTTGCTGGCATGGTGCTGGCTGGCGTGGATGTCCGTTACGTACTCACTGGTGGACGTGACAACGATTTCTCTGCTGAAGAGAGACTGATGCTGGAGTACTTCCGTGAGGCATCAAAAGACGCGCGCCGTGCAGCACTTGGTGCGTTGCTTGGTGCCCCTGTGCCCACTCAAGTTGGAGGCAGTCATAGCCAGCACAGCAGCGGTAATGGAGCGATTCAAATCGGCAGCATTGAAAGGGCGCCGGTGAAACGTAGGAGGTAGGAGTGGGTTTGATTCCAAAGTGGCTCAGAGACTGGATCGCCAGCCTGATGCCGAAACAAGAAAGCACCGGCAGCGGATCGGTACAAATGGGCACGGTGCAAGGGCCCGTTCAAAACGTGACACATGTCACGCATCACCATTTCTATGCGCCGTCGTCTGTGCAGGCAGAAAATCAATCGCCAGCAAAGAACGACGAATCGCGGCCAGCAGCCACTGCGGCGCACAAAGAAGTGCTGACTCTCATGAAGCCACTCGATCGCAAGGTGCGGGTGCGGGTTCTGGACTTCATGCGCCGAGAATTTCAAACTGCAATGGTGGTGGAGTTGACGCCCGAACAATTGCGACGGCTTCGCAGTTATGTCGAAACAGTCAGGCGCAACGAAGAACGAGGGAGGGAAAGAACATGATCAAGCAGAGCATCGTCGTGAGTGCCATGCTGCTCGTTGCACCCGCATGGGCTATCAACAAATGCAAGGGGCCCGATGGAAAGACCGTGTACCAAGATGGCCCATGTTCGGCCAGTGAGACCGTTCAAGCGTTAAAACTGCAACAGCAGAACGGCAGCGGCCAAGCCCAGCAGATGCCCTTCAAGTCCATAGAACTGCCGCCTGAACGTGTGCAAGAAATTGCATACGCTGGCATGGTGTTGGCAAAGCAGCGCCTAAAGGATCCCGACAGCGCGAAGTTCTCGAACGTGCGCGCCTACAGCTTTAACGGTCGGGGTAAAACATACGTGATGACGTGCGGAGAACTGAACGCGAAGAACAGCTATGGCGGCTACGTTGGTTCCAAACCATTCTGGGTCTACGACGGTGTTTTCACGGAGACTTATAACCACTACGAACGCAACAGCAACATGACCTTGCTGATGGGTGATGTGCAGGCGGCATGTTTGAAGGATGGAGTCTTATCTTCTATCAACTGATGCGCAGTGTTGGTGAGCAGGGTGATGGCAAAGCCACGGATTGCAAGACAAGTTTAGGAGTGCCTATGTTCAAGGCCGACGAACAGCAATACCTCAAGTTCCGCACCTGGATGCTCCAGCCCGGCTCCCTGCCCGAGCAACGCAAGGACGTGGATGGTTTGCATGCCATGCAGACACTTCTGGAAGATGCCCTGTGGGCTGCCTGGCAGGCGGGGTATCGGGAAGGAGTTCGGCAACAACAGCCCGGCGATCCGCAATGAAGCGCGACATGGATGTGATCCGCCAGATCGTGCTGGCGGTGCGGGAATCGGAGCGTGCGGTGAATGGCGTCGATGGCGTTGACCCTGCCGTATTCGCCGAACATGTCCGATTGCTCGATGAGGCGGGCTTGGTGACTGCGGCGGTTCAGGTGGTGCAGCAACGCACCACAGCAGCCATTGCCTGGCGCTTGACGTGGGCGGGGCAGGATTTCGCTGACGCCATCAAGGAAGACACGTTGTGGCGCAAGGCCAAGGACAATGTGATCAAGCCCACAGGTTCATGGACGTTCGGCGTTCTGCTGGACTACCTCAAGGCTGAGATCACGCGCGGCCTGCCCAGCCTGCCCCTTTAATGCATGCACATACCGCAGCGCCGCGTACGATCGTTCTATCGCCGATTTGATGCGCTCGCGTGCACCGACCTCGAATTCCTGCGGCCCACGAACCCATTCCTCGACGGCCAGTCGCAATTCCTCGTGCAGGATTTTTGCAACCACGCCCTCGGCGAGGCCAATGAAAGATATCTCGGCGTGCTGAACTTTTACGTCCTCAAGCTGCTTCAAAGCGTATTCGGCACGACGGCGCTTCCAAGGGTAAGAAACTGCTGAACGGTGGCTGAGAGGCAAGCGTTTCATCCCTGCAGCGTAGTCTTCGCTCCCCGGGCCAATAACTAAAACGGTTTATTTAGTCACTCTCGCGCGCGCGCGGCATCCTGCCGCGCATGCCACACCAATCTGCCCTCCATGGGTTCCCTCGCGTCGGGAGCCCTCATGGATAAACGCCTCGCCATTGCCACGCTGGCCTTGTCCGCCACGGGGCTGGTTTACATAGCCCAGCGCGAGGGCTACAGCGATCAAGCCTACCCGGACCCGGCCCACGGCACCAAGGTGCCCACGGTAGGCTTCGGCACCACCGCTGGCGTCAAGATGGGTGACAAGACCACACCCGTGCGCGCCCTGGTACGCCTGCGCGCCGATGCCACCGAGTACGAGGTAGCGCTCAAACGCTGCATCTCGGCGCCCATGTACCAGTACGAGTGGGATGCCTTCGTCGGCCTGGCCTACAACGTGGGCACCCCCTCGGTCTGCAAGAACAACGACCGCACCGGCCCGAGCACCATCGTGCAGCGCCTGCAGGTGGGCGACTATCCAGGCGCGTGCAACGCGATCCTGCTCTATGACCGCGCCGGCCCGGTGAAGAAGCCCGAGGACCGCTGCAGCCACCCTGACAACCGCACCTGCAGGGGCGTCTGGACCGACCGCCAGCGCCTGCGCGCCATGTGCCTCGGGGAGCCGATGCCATGAGCGCCCGCGTCACGCTGGCCGTGGTGGCCACCATTGCCGTGATCCTGGGAGTGCGTGCATGGAACGCGCATCTCGTAGCCCAGGGCGATTCCCAAGGCGCTGCGCGGGTGCGCTCCGAATGGTCCATCGCAGACGGCAAACGCCTCAAGCAAGAGGCCGATGCGAGGGCCAATGCAGCCCTTGCGCGCGCGAAAGAAGAGCGCATCGCCCGCCAGGCCGAACAGGCCAAACAGCAAGAAGCCGAAAGGATCGCCCGTGAACAAGCCCACCGTGAAGGCGCGCTGCGCAGTGCCGTTGCTCGCGCTGACGCTCGCAATCGCAGCCTGCTCGACACCATCTCCGAGCTCAACGCCCGCGATGCCGGCGATGTGTCCGGCACCGCCGAGGCAGCCGGCACCGCCGCCCTCGCTGATGCAGCCCGCACCGCCCGCGATCTACTCGGACAGTGCAGCCGCCGATACACAGCAGTGGCAGCAGACGCTGACCGGCTCGCCAACCAGGTGACGGGCCTGCTGGACTTCGTGCGCGCGGTGCAGCAGCCCGCGGCAGGTGCAACCGTGGGAGCGACCGATGGTGTTTGAGGTGACGCTGGGCAATGTGATCACGATCGTGGCGCTGATGGTCGCGGCGCTGTGGGCCTTGTTCAAGCTGGTGAGCATGCAGCAGGAGAAGCGATTGATCGACCGTTTCGACGCACTGACCAAAGCGCTGGAGAAGGTGAACACGTCGCAGCAGAGCAATGCGGACGCCACAGCCAAGCTCGAACGCGAGTTCCGTCAGCACCAGGTGGATCTGGCCCGGGAATACGTGCGACGAGAGGACTTCCTGCGAAGCATCGGGAGCCTTGAAACGCGCATCGACAACTTCGCGCTGCGCGTGGAGCGCGCGCTCAATCAATTGATGGGAGGACGCCAATGAGCATCGACATGGCCAAGACCCGCCGCGAGGATATGCGCTGGCATTTGCTGTCGGCCGTCAACCTGAGCCGGCCGGAGGGCATCTACACAGAGCCGCTGCTGGCCATCGTACGCGCCGTGTATCCGGACGCCACGCACCAGGAGGTGCGGGTCAACCTGGACTACCTCGAAGCCCGTGAAATGGTGTGCATCGCCAAGGACCCCATGGACCGCTGGATGGTAGACCTGACGCGCACGGGTATCGACTTCGTTGAGTACAGCATCGACGCGCAGCCGGGTGTTTCGCGTCCGCGCATCACCCAGGCCTGACCAGCATGCCCCCACGCAGCAAAGTCCACTCTCTGCCGCCCGCGCTGAAGGAATGGCTGGATGCCGAGCTGGTCAAACGCGGCTTCGGCGACTACGAGCAACTGGCCGCCGACCTGAAGGCGCGCGGCGCGGACGTGTCCAAGTCCGCGCTGCAGCGCTACGGCTCGCCTTTCGAGCGCAGCCTGGCAAAAGTCAAGATGGCCAGCGAGCAGGCCCGCGCCATAGTGGATGCAGCGCCCGATGACGAGGACAAGCTCAGCTCTGCTGTCATCCGGGTCACGCAAGAGAAGATTCTCAACCTCTTGATGGACATCGACATAGATGCCGACGATGTCGACATCAACAAACTCTTCAAGAACGCGGCCGAGATCGGCAAGGCCAGCGTGACGCAGAAGAGATTCAGCATGGAAGCACGCGCGGCCATTGAGGCCGAGGCGCGTCGCAAAGCGCTGGAGGATGCCAGCGCCACGGCGACAGCCACGGCCAAGCAGCAGGGGCTTTCCGACGCGGGTGTGGAAGCCTTGCGTAAGGCGATCGCGGGAGCGCTGTGATGCTGGTGATCTCGCGCGCACGCCGTATTGGCCTGTCTGAATATCAACATCTGTGGCTGGAAGCCATGGAGCACTACAGCCAGCCCCAACGCGCGGGTACGGTGATCATCCTTGACGAGTTCATCAAGAGCGATCGACGGCGTGTTGCTGCGCACGCTGCGCGCTGCTGTCGTCCAATGCTTCACCGCGTCTCTGCCCTGGTACGGAAGGCGGCGTGATGGAGCAGACAGCCGTCGCCCAGGCCACGCGCATCCTGATGCAGTACCAGGTGGACTGGATTGCCGACCAGTCGCCAGTGAAGATCATCGAGAAGTCGCGCCGCATCGGCATCAGCTACGCCGAGGCGGCCGACGACGTGCTGTATGCCGCAAGCGCGAGCGGAGCAAACGTCTACTACATCTCCTACAACAAGGACATGACGGCGGGGTTCATCAACGACTGCGCCACGTGGGCGAAGGCGTTCAACGCTGCGGCTGGGCAGATCGAAGAGTCAGTGATCGAAGAAGAGGACAAGCAAATCCTCACGTACACGATCAAGTTCGACAGCGGGCACATGATCCAGGCCTTCACCAGCAACCCGCGCAACCTGCGTTCCAAGGGGCGGCCAGGGGAGCGCCTGGTGATCGATGAGGCCGCATTCGTCGATGACATCAAGGAGCTGCTCAAGGCGGCTATGGCCATGACGATGTGGGGTGGCCAGATCCGCATCATCAGCACGCACGACGGGGCCGACAACCCGTTCGCCGAGCTGATCAACGACGTGCGCGCGGGCCGCTACGACTACAGCCTGCACCGCGTGACGCTGGACGATGCGCTGCGCGATGGCCTGTATCGCAAGATCTGCGCGGTCACGGGCCGTGTGTGGTCGAGCGAGGCCGAGGCAGCATGGCGCAAGGCCACCATCGACCGCTACCGGCCCAACGAAGACGAGGAGCTGTTCTGCATCCCCGCCCAGGGGGGTGGCAGCTGGCTGACGCGCGCGCTGGTGGAGAGCCGGATGCGCGAGTGGCCCGTCGTTCGCTTCACGGGCACCCAGGATTTCAACAACGCAACGCCAGAGCTGCGCAAGCGGATCATGGGTGACTGGATCGGCGACGTGCTGCAGCCGCTGCTCAAGTTCGAGACGGGCCTGCGCCATGCCCTCGGCATGGACTTCGCGCGAACGGGCGACCTTTCGTCGATCGCACCCAACGAAATCGAGACCAACCTGCACCAGCGCATCCCCTTCCTCGTGGAGATGCAGAACGTGCCGTACAACCAGCAGTTGCAGGTGTTCTTCACCATCGGCGATGCCCTGCCGCGCAAGTGCGGCATGGTGATCGACAGCCGGGGCAACGGCAGCTACGTGGGCGAGGCCGCTCACGACAAGTACGGTTCCGTGGTGCAGCGGTTGATGCCCACCGAAGGCTGGTACCGCGACAACATGCCGCCCTACAAGGCCGCGCTGGAAGACGGCACCCTCCTGGTCCCTAAGCACGACGGCCTGCTGCAGGGCCATCGCGCCATCCGCCTGGTGCGCGGCGTGCCGCGCATGCCCGATTCCACGGATAAGGCCATCGGCCACGGCGACAGCACCATGGCCTGCATCTACTCGCACGCCGCCGCGCGGATGGACTGGGGGCCGGTGCATGTCGAGAGCCGCCCGCGCCGCAGCCGCCTGGGCGTGCCCCTGGAGGGCTATCACGAATGAAGAAGCAAGGCATCTACGTCACCCCCACCGAGTTCGTCTCGTTCGCCGAGTCCCGGCGCCGCACCGCCACGCTGGGCGAAGAAATCGCCACGCGCGCCCGTTCCATGGACGTGGCGGGCTTCTCGTTCCTGCTGCCCAACCCGGACCCGATCCTCAAGCGGCAGGGCAAGGACATGCGCGTCTACCGTGACCTGCGCAGCGATGCCCACGTGGGCGGCTGCATCCGCCGGCGCAAGGCCTCGGTGAAGGCCTTGGAGCGGCGCGTGGTCTCTGGCAAGGCCGGCGCGCGCGCCACGCGGCGGGCCGAAGACCTGTTCGCGGCCTTGGACATGGACCGCGTCATGAACGAGCTGCTGGACGGCGTGCTGTACGGCTGGCAGCCGATGGAGCTGATGTGGGGCTACCGCAGCGGAGCGTTGATGCCGCTGGATGTCGTCGGCAAGCCGGGCGAGTGGTTTACCTTCGACAGCCAGGCGCAACTGCGCTTCCGATCCAGCGAACAGCCATTGCATGGCGAGGCGCTGGAGCCGCGCAAGTTTCTGCTGGCCCGCCAGGAGGCGAGCTATGCCAACCCATACGGGTTCGCGGACCTTTCCATGTGCTTCTGGCCGACCGTGTTCAAGCGCGGGGGGCTCAAGTTCTGGGTGACCTTCACCGAGAAATATGGCACCCCATGGCTGGTCGGTAAGCAGCCGCGGGGCACGCCGGGCCCGGAAGTCGTCGCGATGCTGGACAAGCTAGAGGCCATGATCCAGGACGCCGTGGCCGCCATTCCCGATGACTCCAGCATCGACATCCTGGAGGCTGGCGACAAGGGCGCGAGCGCGGACCTGTACAAAGAGCTGCTGATGTTCTGCCGCAGCGAGGTCAGCATCGCGCTCTTGGGGCAGAACCAGAGCACCGAGGCCAGCAGCACGCACGCGAGTGCCATGGCGGGCCTGGAAGTGGCGGACGCAATCCGCGACGGTGACGCCCGCATGGTGGAGGCCACGCTCAATCAGATGCTGCGCTGGGTCACGGACCTCAACGAGGGCGAGAGCGCTCCTGCACCAACCGTGGAGTTGTACGAAGAGAAGGCCGTCAACACCCAGCAGGCCGAGCGCGACTCCACGCTCAAGGGCGCAGGCGTCAACTTCTCGCGGCAGTACTGGATGCGCACCTACAAGCTGGAGCCCGGCGACATCGAAGAAGCTCCGCTTCCCGGCCTGCAATCCGTTCCGCAAGGTGCGGCCTCCGTCGAATTCGCGGAAGCGGCGGCTACGGCCGCCGTGGCAGACGCGACGGTCACCACGCTCTCGGCCGCAGCCGCTCCCATCGTGGCGCAGTGGGTCGGCCAGGTGCGCCAACTGGTGGATTCGTACAGCGACGCAGAGCAGCTGCAGGCGGCCCTGCTGGATGCGTTCAGTGAGCTGCCGACCGACGCGCTGACCGAGCTGATGGCCTTGGCTTTCGAACTGGCCCACCTGCAGGGCCGCGACCAGGTCGCGAGGGAGGCCGCCAATGGCTGAGATCGGAGACGGTGCCCGGTTCACGGTCGACGGAGTGCGCCAGCAGTTCCAGGAGCAGATCGACTTCTTTCGCCGCAAGCTCAATCTGCCCAGCGAGACTTGGCGCGACATTCAGCGCGCGGCGCATGACAGGGCGTTCATGGTGGCCGGCACGGCCCGGGCGGATCTGCTGGCGGATCTGCGCCAGGCGATGGACAAGGCCGTGCAGGGCGGCAGCATCGGCGAGTTCCGAAAGCAGTTCGCAAGCATCGTCGCGCAGCGCGGTTGGACGGGCTGGACCGGCGAGGGCAGCCAGGCCGGCGAGGCGTGGCGCACCCGGGTGATCTACCAGACCAACGTGGCCACGTCCTATGCCGCGGGGCGCCGCGCTCAGCTATTGGACCCGGCCTTGCTGTCCCGGCGCCCGTTCTGGCGGTATGTGCACAACGACAGCGTGTCGCATCCGCGGCCTCTCCACAAGCGATGGGGCGACATGCGGCTCACGCTGCGCCATGACCATCCCTTCTGGACGACGCACTTCCCGCCGAATGGCTGGGGTTGCAAATGCCGCGTGGTGGCCGCCGCAGCGCCCACTGAAAGCGACGCCATCGCTCCGCCAGCTGGCTGGGATGCGATCGACCCACGCACGGGCGCGGAGGCCGGCATCGATGAGGGCTGGGACTATGCGCCCGGCGCCCGCACGGACGACGATCTGCGCGCTTTTGTGCAGGAGAAGCTGATCAGCTATCCCCCGGCGATCAGCACCGCGCTCTCGCGCGACGTGAACCGCTACATCAACGCCGAGCAACTGGTGCCCGACTTCGTGCGCGACGTGCTCGGCGACCGGCAGCGCCGTGATCCCCTCTGGCTGGGCTTCGTGGAGCGCCCTGACTGGCTCGCCAAGGCCACGGATGTGGACACGCAGGGCTACACGCTGCTGCTGCCCGCGGATGCGCCCCGCCACGTGCAGGCGTCGCATGGCTTCGATGGTGGTGGCCAGCGCCCGCCGGTGCCCGAGGACTTCGCGCAGATCGAGAGCGTGCTCAACGACCCGGACCAGCTGCGCCCGGGCGAGATGTCGCGACAAGGCAACCCCACCGTGGTGGCGACCAAGGCCATCGGTGGGGAAACGTTTCGTGCGGTGTGGGAAGTGCTGGCGGGCAAGCGCAACCGCTCTCTGCAGCTCAGCAGTCTGGTGATCAAGACCGCCAAATGAAAAAACCTTGCACTCCCCAACCTAGAACGTCTGTGGACGAATCCGGGTTTGAACACCCGGGGGTTGATGCCGTGCAAGGCGCTTCGATTTTATCCGGGGGGCCGCGATGCCGCAATTGATCGAACTGACCGACCGCAGCGGTCTGGACTATCTGCACGAGCTGGTGGGGCGGGCACAGGACATGCGCCCCGTGCTGGCTGAGATCGGCGAAGACATGGTGGAGTCCACCAAGGGCCGCTTCGCCTCGGCCACCGCGCCAGATGGCTCGGCATGGGCGCCCAACAGCCCGCTGACGTTGGCGCGCTACGGCTCGATGTTCGCCCCCAAGACGGCGGCAAAGAAGGTCGCCGGCAAGAAGCCGGGCACGGGCGAAACGCGCATGCTGGGCACCACCATCAACTACCAGTTGCCCAGCGGTGATGCCGTTTCTATCGGTAGCCCCATGGTGTACGCCGGCACCTTTCACTACGGCGCCAAGTCCGGCGAGTTCGGCTTTGGCATCTACGCCACCCGCAACGGCAGCTTTCCCATTCCATGGGGCGACATTCCCGGTCGCCCATTCCTCGGCGCGTCGGCCGACGACAAGGCCAACATCGTCAATCTGGTGCGGTCTTACCTGATGGAGGGCTGATATGAGCAATCCCTGTTTGATCCTGGAAGTCTCCGATCACGATCAATGGGAGCCTTTCCGCGGCTGTCAACGCCTGCCACCCGATCGCCGGCCCACCGTGCTGCATCCCTCACGCGAAGTGGCCGAAGAAGAGGCGCTGAGGCTGGCCCGGACTCATCCCGGCCGCATGTTCGCCGTGATGGAGGTTGTGACCGCAGCCCGTACGGTGGCCGTACCAACGCACGTCACGCTGGGCGGGCTGGTGTTCGCTGATCGACAACTGCCAAGACTGATGCAGGTGGGCGATGGGGCAGACGAGATCCCGTTCTGACGACTCTGCGACGCGACACCGGGGCAGGTAGCTCGCCAGGTGATAACCTTTTCAGCGCTGATTTCCTTTTGCCCCGCCAGTTTTCCCACAGGAAAGAAACTTTCAGCAGAGCCGCCCCTGATCACCCCATCTCTGCCCGTTTCTTCCCATTTATCGCGCCTCTCTCTCTTCCTTTATCTCACTCCCGTTCACGATGGCGCCGATGCGCAGCGCCACGGGCCCGTGCGGGCTGCTGCCCAGCTCCTCCTTGATCTGCCGCTGCAGCGCGAGCAGTTGCACTGCCAGCAGCTGGAAGCGCTGCCCTGCCGCCGTCAGCCGGAACTGGCGCTCGCGCCGGTCCAGCAGGATCACGCCGAGTTCTTCTTCCAGCGCCGCGATGCGGCTGGACAGGGCCGACTGCGTGATGTGCAGCTTCTCGGCCGCGCGCGTGATGCTCTTGAGCGATACGGCCCAGTGGAAGGCCTCGACGAAGCGCAGATTCAT